TCGGCGACGCGCTGCACCCGGAGCGGTACGACCTAGCCAAACTGAACGCCATCAAGCATCGCAATCCGATGGTGTTCGCGGCCCTCTATCAACAGCGACCCGTACCGGCTGAGGGTGGGCTCATCAAGGGCGAGTGGCTACGCAAGAACCGCTACACCGAGCGCGCACACGCAAGCAAGGTCCGGCGCGTCCTGCACTCGTGGGACACCGCGAGCAAGGCGAAGGAAATCAACGACCCGTCCCTGTGTTGGGTGCTCGCGGAGCTCCACGACGGCACGATCGAGGTCTGGGACAGGTGGAAGGGTCGCGTGGTCTTCCCTGACCTGCTCACCCAAATCCGCATCATGGCCGACCGCGACAAGCCGCACGTGGTCATCATCGAGGACAAGGGCAGCGGGCAAGAGGCAATCCCGATGCTCGCGCGCGACACCCGCTTTCATCACTCGGTTGTGCCAGCTGTGCCGACCGTGGACAAACACACGCGAATGGCGGTAGAGACGCCCGCGCTCGCCTCCGGTCGCGTCAAATGGCCAGAGGAAGCGCCGTGGCTTGCTGATGCGTGGGAGGTGCTGTTGACCTTCCCGTCTGCGGTGCATGATGAGGAAGTCGACGCTCTCTCCCAGGCGTTGCACTACCTCCGCGACGGCGACGCGATCGCTTCCCGCTTGCGCGCCCTGTACGGCTAGCGCACCATACCCACGGAGGTGCCCCGATGGCGCAGAACGATCTAGCCCGACAAAACCTACCGCTCGCCCTGCGCGGCGTCGATCTCGCGTCCAAGCGCGCGACGCTCGACGGGTGGGACGGCATCACCCGCGCGATCAACACGGCGGGGCTGTCGTCGGTTGAGCGCAAGGGTTTTCAGAACGCGACGCTGTTGTCCGACACGGAACTGACCGGCGCCTACCGCCAAAACTGGCTGGCCCAAGATGCGGTGCAACGCCCGGCTATCGATATCATCCGGGCGTGGTGGGACGTCCAGAGCGAAGACGCGCCCGACGACGCTGAGTCCATCGAGACGTGGATCGCCGAACGCGACATCAAGGGCACGTTCAAGGCCGCGTTGACCTGGGCCCGCCTCTATGGTGGCGCTGCGATTTTCTTGGGCATCGACGACGGGCGCACCCCGGACATGCCTGTGGACGTGTCCAGAATCCGCGACATCAAGTGGGCGCGAATCGTTGACCGCCGCTACTGCCACGTGATGATGCGCAACCGTGACGCGGACTCGTGGGACTTCGGCGATCCAATGCTCTACACGGTCGGATTGCGCTATGAGGGGTCGCAGATCGTGCACGCCTCGCGGCTACTAGCGTTCCGTTGGCCGAGGCTCTGCCGGACGAGTTTAGGGACGAGGTTGGCGGTTGGGGTGACTCAGTGCTTGAACGGTCATGGGACGCGATCAGCCGCTACCAGACGGCGGCACGGTCGCTGACCATCGCCTGTGAGCGGTTCATCCAGAGCACGTTCAAGGTGGCCGACCTCGCGTCGTGGGTCGCCAACGATGACGGCCCACAGAAAGCGCTGCAACGCCTCCAGACGCTCAACGCGGGTCTATTCACAGGCAACATCGCCATGATTGATTCGGCGGTGGAGTCGTTCGAGCGCCAGGGTCTGCCAATGACCGGCTTGACCGACACCCTCCGCGAACTGCGGACCGACGTTGCCGGCGCGCTCAAACGCCCGGAGTCTCACATCTTCGGGCAGCAGCAGGGCACCACGCGCACGGGTGCTGGCGCTGACATGGAGACCTACTTCACGTCGATCCGCTCGATGGCCGACGAGGATTGCAAGCCGCAGCTGCAGATGCTGATCAACTACCTTGCAGCCGCGCGCAACGGCCCGATCAACGGTCGCGGACTGGACTATACCCTACGCCCCGGCATCCTCGCGCAACCCGATCCGAAGCAGGTCGCCGAGACGCTGAAGATCGAAGCGGAGGCTGGACAAATCTTGATCAACACCGGCGTCGCCTACCCGTCTGAGATTCGCGCCGGGCTGATGGGTGAGACGGAATTGTTCATCGCCTCCGACGACATCACCGCGCGCATTGAGTCCGACGAGATGGCGGAAGCGCCAGACGATGATGACCTCGACGAGGCGATGACCGGTACGCCACCCGGCACGACCGCCGACGCGGTAGCAGACGCAGCCCGCCCCGAGTCCTACAGGATGGCAGACGTCGGCGGCGCGATGTGCTTGGATTGCGGGTTCCGTCGAGACGCGGCCGGCGCTCCATGGTGCGACCGCTACGGCGCTATGGTGTCGGACGCCTACACCTGTGACTCGTTCGCGTTGTAGGGTGTGCCCATGCCGAAGCCTGACCGATACCCCAGACGCATCGAGGCAGCGCACCAACGGCTGATACGCCGGTTCGTCGTGTTGTTCGCACCGATCGTACAATCCGAGGTCATTGACCGCTTGCCCGAGATGTACCCGCAACCGGTTGGTGACTCAGCCGGCGCTGTCACCGACGACATGACCGTGCTCAACGATGCATTAGGACGCCTACGCCTGCGGTGGGGCGATGAGGTCGCCACCGAAAAGCGCATCCAAGAGGTCTGTAACACGTCCGGCCACCAACTCGACTTGTTCAACGCGGCGTCAGCGCAAGCGTCGCTTCGGTCGGTCGGGGTCAAGTTGATCCCCGGATCGTACATCGAAAACCTCATGCCCAACTGGATCGCGGAGCATACATCGCTGATCGTCCGTGGCGGTGTGTGGCGAGGCAAGCCGACGATTCCACTTGGTGAGCAGACGATCACGCAGATCGGCGAGACCGTGAACGCAGGCTTCACGCAAGGGCTGCGGCACGAAGAAGTGGCACGCGAGATCAAGGAGCGCCTCGGTGTCATGCAGTCCCGCGCCAACCTCATCGGCCGCGACCAAGTGAACAAGTTGAATGGCAAACTGACCGAGACCCGCTACACCCGCGCCGGAATCTACCGCTACACCTGGACCACCTCGCACGAGGAGCGGGTGCGCCAGACCCACGCGGACCTAGACGGGACGCAGTGGGATTTCAGGGCGCCGCCGACGATCGGGAATCCAGGCCAACCGATCCAGTGTGTGCCGGGCAAGTCACGGCTTGCGTTCTCGGACGGCATACACCGCGCGTGGCGGCGTCGGTTTGGCGGCAATCTGACCAAGATCGTTCCGGTACTTGGTGAACCTGTGTATTGCACACCGAACCACCCTGTGCTCACGGGCTCCGGGTGGAAGCCTGCTCATTCGGTCGATGTCGGAGATGAGATTTTCCATGTTGCCAACGAGACTCGGGGCGTCGGCAATACTGACGTCGATCACGTTGAGCCCACGATCGAGAAGGTGTTTGAGACGCTTCGCTCCATATTCCCCATGCGAGGAATGCCCTCCCTTCATGCTGACTTCCACGGCGATGGTTCCGTTGACGAGGATGTCGATGAGGTACTGGTCGCATGGGGACTGCCTGACAATCTCGAACCCACACAACTCAAGCGCGTCGCCCAAAACATCCTCACCGACGCCGACATGCGTTTGGTTTCTGTGCCGGGTTGCAGCGATCTTGCGGCGGTGATCGATAGTTTTCTTCACGCCCCTGACGGAGTGATTGGCGGCTTGAGCAAGTTTCTTGCGGTCGTTGAGACTGGTTCGGCTCATTCTGAGGTACATCGCAGAACTGCGGCCGCGCACCTCGACGCCATGATCGCGAAGCACACGGCCGATCTTGGTCCTGCTGAAAGGCGCTTCGTTGGCGATGTCCTTAGCGCTACGGCCAGAAAGGTACTCGCGAACAACCCACGCCTCACTGAACTTTTCAACCTCGCCACTTGGTGCCACACCAGTCGGGAGGTGGCCCGGCTTTCGGCTGTCGTCGCCAGCGTCGACAATGTCAATGTTTCTGGTATCCATGTCTTCAACCTCCAAACGAAAAACGGATGGTACCAGACATCTGCAATACTCCACAACTGTAGATGTGTCGCAGAACCCGTCTTCCCAAAACCAGGAGACCCAACATGACCACTCAACCTCAAGCCGTACTCGACTTCGGCAGCATCAACGGCAAGGTCCGCGAGCTCGGCGACGGCTCGCTTGTGGTTCCCGCTCGATTCAGCCGCGCTGGAACGCAAATCTACGGCGCGCCTCGGTTCGACGTGCCAACGCCGGTCATGCGCCATGCGAAGGATTGGCTCGCCCCCGAGACGATCGCGCAGCTCGCAGGCATCACGATCACCATCGGCCACGCGGCCATGATCGACGATGAGAACGTGAACAGTCACAGCGTCGGCATGGTCGGGACGGACGTTCATATTGACGGCGAGTGGAGCGCCGGAGATCTCATCGTCCAAGGCAAGCGCGCCAAGAGCATGGCGCTTGCCGGCATGGACCTCTCGGTCGGCTACTACGCCGAGTTTCGACAGGAGCGTGGCGTCCACGATGGTATCGCCTATGAATGGGCGATGTATCCGATCAGAATGAACCACGTCGCCCTTGTCGAGCGAGGCCGAGCAGGTGGTGCGCGCGTAATGCTTGACAGTGTGGAAAACGGATTGCATTGTCTGACGCAACAATGCGACGCTACTGTTGCAGGAGGCGACCTAATGACCGAGCCAACGACCCCAGAAGT